GCAACTGCAATCTTATATCCAGCATTTACAAGTTGCTGGAAGTATCCCATCAGTTCGTAGTCTTTTGCTACACAATAATTAAAAATCTTAAGAGTTGCCTCTTGCTTATCCCTCCAGATTTGATCATATCTGTCTACAGGAAGACCTTTATTTTTTGTAAGCAATTCTAATTTTGCCCTAGTAGGAAGTCCATCGTAAATACTTACATGCTCTTCTCTATTAATAGTAAAGTCTTCTGCTTGTGTAGGATTACTATTAAGTGACAGTGCTTGATTTAATGCTTCATAATGATAATCTTTACTATCAATTAGAACGCCATCCAAATCAAAGATAACAAGTTTAGTCGTCATTATTTTTTGTCTCTCCAAAGAACATAGTGCCAATTATTTTTAGTGATGGGAAGTTTATGACGTTTTTGAGCATTAAATCCAATAATACATTCTGGATTTATTTCTGCACCCATCTCACAGATCTCAACAAAGTTTTCGTATACGTCGAGATATTTATCCATCAATTCAGATGAACCAAAAGCAAAATGATCATTAATACCATGCTCAAGATGTGCCCATTCATTTAAAACATTTACAGTATTTAAATCATAGTTAGATACAGGTCCAATAGGAGTATGGAAATATTCATCCGTCCTAAGGCGAATTACACAATCATACTTAAATCCATTCTCTTCTTCATATTTCTTTTTGAGATCATTTGCACCACTCAAACTATAAAACATTGAGATGATGTTGTTTACTGGATGAGGGAATCGTGGATCTGGATGAATGTCTTCTGCCTCAAATTCTTTTGGTTCTTCAAATACCAAACCTTTTGGTTGCCATTTTTCTTTCATAAAATCTTTGAGGTCTGCTTCCCAACGACCACGATCCTTGTATTGGTCCCAAAAATAAGTTCCAATCCAATTTTCATCATACCAAATATGGGCAAAAATATCAATCTCAGAATCTGGGTTTGCTTCCCAAAAAGTTTGACGATGATTTTCGTAACATTCTTTCAAATGTCTTGGTTGTCCCGAATAAAGTATTGCAATTTTAGACATGATATTTACATTTATCTTTTTTCAATCCATCGCAAGCATAATAACCATTCATAAATGCTTCTTTTATATTTTTAGGGGAGTTTATAATCCGCACCAACTGTCCTTGAGAGAGGCAGTAAACTCATAAAGGGTCATTGACTCCACCAGTGTAAGTTTTAAGTCATTCCAGGACTTATTGACATTTGGATTAGTTTTGTAATTTCACTAATTCCAAAGAATGCACATAAGAATAGTACATCCCAAAGTTTGAGTTTAATTGCAAATGGAACAGTAAGAAGTCCACCAATACACTTAAGCATCAAACCATTTTTAAAATCTCCCCACAACATGATTTGATAACCAATAATGAGGAGAAGATTTCCAAGATACCTTAGAATACTAGATTTTGGTATCATTTAGAATTTTAAGCAATTTCAACAGATTCGAGGTCCTGTGCTACATACTCCATCAAAATGTCATAATCATCCAGTGGGTCACCAGAGAATACTACACCTTGATTTTCATAAAAACGACGAACTTTTTTATAGAGTTTCGGATTTTTTACATCGAGATAAAAATCACCATTTGAAGCACCACGAAGAGTGGTAACATCTTTCTTGAACTTTTGAATCAGAGACATTGTTTTGCGTTGTTTACCTGAGTATTATAGGAGATTTGACCTCTCATGTCAAGGGGTCCAGTTTAAGAACTGGCATAGGGACATCATTTGCTTTGATGAATCACCATGATTCCAATTATTGGAATCATAATTAACAAATAACCTAGAATGAATAGTGTCACTTGATGATTTAATATGTATCGTACAGTATCAATCATTTTATGTATGCGTGATTTAAACTCCAAATAATCAGTATTCCAACTAATCCAAAAATAGTTAAGGCATTGAAAATTGTTTGTTTCATGTTATCAATTGAGTGTGATTTTCATCCATGAGAATAATGGAGGTATTACACCAATTACTCTCAAGAGTCCTTCTGCATATAATCCAAGAACAGCCCAACCAACACACGCACTAATGATTGTAGCATTTTGATTATGCTTACGAATCGCATCATCAATCATTTCTTTCACTTCATCACGACTAATAAATTCATTCTGTGGTTCCATCATTTTTCATCTCCAAAAAATTTGCAAGAGGGTCAATGCGAGTTTTTACAATTTCACACGCTCGACGGTAATACATGTTATTCATATTACCAGATTTTTCAAACGTGGTCTTGACCTTTAACCAATTGTTGTACGTTGAGTCGTCCATAAGGACCTTGCAGGCGATACTACTACTTATGTTAGCGAAGACCTTGAGTTTGTCAACA